GGACTTTTCCGGTGTATCTGACGGCTCCGGGCCGACGACATGCAGACAGATACGCCTCAACTCGCATGTGAGGAATCATCATGGCAAATACCACTTTCAACGGCCCAGTTCGCTCCGAGAACGGCTTTCAAACTGTCTCCATCAGCTCCACCACTGGTGCTGTCACCGTTACCGGCACCTTGGGCCCAGCCACAAGCGTGGACAGCGTTACGGTTTCTTCCTTTGTGGACCTTCCAGCCATCCTGACTGCTGCTCTGCCTGCCGCTGCCGCTGGCAATGCTGGCCAAGTTCGTTTGATCTCTGACAACGGCGCGGGCAACAATGAATATTGCTTGGTCATCAGCACCGGCTCCGCTTGGGTTACTGCCGTCGGCGCAGCCCTGAGCTAATTGATCTCGGGGGCTTCGGCCCCTGCACAACAGGAGATTGATTATGACGATGCAAACCGATGTCCTAGCGGTACACACCGAAGCCACAGGCACTGTGGTGAATTACCGCACTCGCGTAAGAGCCTACCACTGCGTTTCTGGCGGTACTGCTGGGGATGTTATTTTCCGTGACGGTGGGGCGGGCGGCACCATATTGCTGCAATTTAACATTGCAACGGGTACTCAGCCAATTACGATGCCGCTTCCCGGCCAAGGGATTTTGTTTCGTACAAACATTCACGTAACGCTTCCGGCCACCGCAAAAATCACGGTGTTCTATGGCTAAGAGCCCAGCATGGACACGCAAAGAAGGCAAGTCCGAGAAGGGCGGCTTGAACGCCAAGGGGCGGGCGTCTTACAACAAGGCGAACCCCGGCAAGCCCGGCCTGAAGGCTCCCCAGCCCGAGGGCGGCAAACGCCGCGACTCTTTTTGCGCCCGGATGGAAGGCATGAAGAAGAAGCTGACCGGCGAGAAGGCCAAGAAGGACCCGGATTCGCGCATCAACAAAAGCCTGCGGGCTTGGAAGTGCTGACATGGAGATGATGCTCTGGAACGCTGCCCTGAGCGCCATTGTGGCGATCATGGGCTTCTTGCTTAAAGGCAAGTTTGACGAGCTGGATCGGCTCAGCATTTTGCTGAACCGCACCCGGGAAGAAGTTGCGCGTGACCACATCACGCGTGCTGAGTTCCGTGCCGACATGCAGCAGCTGTTGGACCGGTTTGACCGGCTTGAGCGCAAGATCGACAACCTGCGAGGCAGTAATGCCAAGCACGAGTAAGAAACAAGCCGACTTCATGCGTGCGGTAGCGCACAGCCCGAAGTTTGCAAAGAAAGTGGGCGTCCCACAGTCTGTGGGCAAAGATTTTTCAACTGCGGATAAAAACCGCAAATTCAAAGAAGGTGGTGACACTATGGCAACGAAAATGAACGCAGGCTTTGAAGCAATGATGGCCAAGAAAAAAGGCGCTCCAGCCAAGAAAATGGCTATGGGCGGCATGACTAAGATGGGCTCTGTCAAGACAGCTGCTCCAAGCAAAGACGGTATTGCCGTCAAGGGCAAGACCAAGGGCAAGATGGTCACAATGAAGTCCGGCGGCAAGACCTGCTAAGCCATGATGGCCAGTCGCGGTATGGGGGACATCTCCCCCTCCAAAATGCCCAAAGGCGTCCGCAAGGCCCGCCGGGATGACACCGACTTCACGCAGTACGCTGAAGGCGGCAAAGTCAATGCGGCTGGCAATTACACCAAGCCCAGTTTGCGCAAGCGGATCGTGAGCCAAGTCAAAGCGGCCGCAACGCAGGGCACCGGGGCAGGGCAATGGAGCGCGAGAAAAGCACAGCTCGTGGCCAAGAAGTACAAGGCCGCTGGCGGCGGGTACAGGGACTGACGTGAAGGCCCCGCAGAAGTCGCTCAAAGATTGGACCGACCAGAAATGGCGGACCAAGAGCGGCAAGCCGTCTTCAAAAACGGGCGAGCGCTACCTGCCGGAGAAGGCGATAAAATCGCTCAGCCCCGCAGAGTATGCGGCCACTACCAAAGCCAAGCGTGCTGGTAAGGCGGCGGGCAAACAGTTTGTGGCTCAGCCCAAGACCATCGCAAAGAAAACAGCAGGGTTCAGATAATGGCAACATCCGGCGTCTCCAATTTCAACCTTGACTTGACGGAAGTCGTCGAGGAGGCGTTCGAGCGCGTGGGCGGTGAGATGCGTACGGGCTACGACCTGCGCACTGCTCGCCGTTCGATGAACTTGATGTTTGCCGACTGGGCCAACCGTGGGCTGAACATGTTCACCTACGAGCAGGGCTCCATCCCGCTGGTAGCAGGCACGGCCACATACGAGCTTCCGGCCGACACGGTGGACTTGCTTGAGCACGTCATTCGCACGGGCGCAGGCAGCGCTTCGACACAGGCCGACCTGACCATCACACGGATCAGTGTTTCTACTTACGCCACAATCCCCAACAAGCTGCAGCAGGCCCGGCCCATTCAGGTCTGGATTGAGCGTTTAAACACCCCCCGGTTCACCGTGTGGCCTGTGCCAGACAACACCCAGCCCTATACCTTCGTGTACTGGCGTCTGCGCCGCATTCAGAATGCGGGCGACGGTGTGAACACCATGGACATGCCGTTCCGGTTCTTGCCTTGCATGGTGGCAGGCTTGGCCTACTACTTGGCGCTGAAGGTGCCCGGCGGCACAGAGCGCTTGCAGGTGCTCAAGGCCCAATACGACGAAGCGTGGGACCTTGCCTCCACGGAAGACCGCGAGAAGGCTGCAGTGCGCTTTGTGCCACGCCGCCAGTACATTGGAAGCGGGACCTAAATGGGCAATCGGTTTGCCAGTGCCAAGAACTCGATCGCCCAGTGCGATCGTTGCGGTTTCCGTTTCAAGCTCACAGAGCTGCGCAAGGAAATCATCAAGACCAAGCAGGTCAACATTCTTGTGTGCGGCTCTTGCTGGGACCCCGATCAGCCGCAGCTCCAGCTGGGCATGTACCCAGTTGACGACCCGCAAGCGGTGCGCAACCCACGCCGGGACACCACATACGTCACAGCCGGGCCCAACGTGGCAGGCTTCCCGACAGGCGGTAGCCGGGACATCCAGTGGGGCTGGGCCCCTGTTGGCGGCTCAAAGTTTTTTGACGACGGCCTGACCCCCAATACCTTGGTGTTGACTACAGCAGTCGGCCAAGTGACAATCTCAACATCGTAAGGAGTCCATCATGGATGCAAAAACCGCAGTTCGCAAGCACGAGAACAACATGCACCCCGGCCAAAAGCCTACCAAGCTGCGTGCTGGTGGCAAGACCAACAGCGACATGCTGAAAATGGGTCGTGGCTTGGCTAAAGTCGCCAACCAGAAATCCCCCGGCCGCAAAGGAGCCTAATATGGCAACGTACCGCTCTCCCAAGCCTGCTGCTACGCAGGCCGTTTTGCCTGACACGGACAACAAGAAGTACATGCGCGACATGAACGTTTCTGTTGGCACGAACCACAGCAACGACTACAAGCCAACCAAGACCTCGGGCATCAAAATCCGTGGTACTGGCTGCGCCACCAAAGGCGTGATGGCTCGCGGCCCAATGGCGTGAGGTGACGGATGAACTACACCCAGTTGACCGCTGCCATCTGCGATTACACGCAGAACTTTGAACAGGACTTTGTTGCGAACATCCCGGTGTTCGTGCAGCAGGCCGAGCAGCGCATCTACAACACGGTGCAGTTCCCGTCGATAAGAAAAAACGTCACGGGATACACCACCATTGGAAATAGATTCCTGTCGTGCCCGAACGATTTTTTGGCCCCGTACTCGCTGGGGGTTGTTGACGCTGCTGGTGACTACGAATTTCTCCTTAACAAGGACGAAAACTTTATTCGGCAGGCATACCCAAACCGTTTGGCGGTCGGAAAGCCTAAGTACTACGCACTGTTTGGCCCGACTACAACGAATGACCCCTCGCCTGTCGTTACAAACGAGCTGTCGTTCATCATGGGTCCAACTCCAGACCTTGGGTATGAGGTAGTGCTCAACTACTACTACTACCCTGAGTCGATCACGGTCGCAGCTTCTGGCCAGACATGGTTAGGCGACAACTTTGACACGGTTCTGCTGTACGGCGCGCTGGTTGAGGCGATTACATTCATGAAGGGTGAGGCCGACATGGTGCAGTTGTACAACACCAAGTACACCGAAGCACTTGCACTGGCTAAACGTCTGGGCGACGGGATGGAGCGTCAAGACGCCTACCGCTCTGGGCAATACCGACAGGCGGTGACTTGATATGGCATTTGACCAAACCCTCACCACGAGCTTCAAGCAGGACATCCTGCTGGGCGTGCATGACCTCGATACCGACACCATCAAGATGGCGCTGTTCTTGGCCACGGCC